CCGGCTTGCCCTTGGCGTCAAGCGCCACAAGCTCCGCCACATCCTGCGTCTTGTCGACGTTCGCCCCTTTCGGAGTGGCGAAGCGCACATACTTCTGCGTCATGATCAGGCCGCCTTACCGAGAGTGACCTTCACGAAGGCCTTCGGATACTTGACCTGCAGGCCCAGACGTTCGGAGACGCGGCACTTCTGCTTGAAATGCAGGAAATCGTCGGTGTCGGAGTCGGTCATCTTCACGACCAGACCACCCTTGCGCAGCACCTTGGCGCTCTTGAAAGCGCCGACCAGCGCGGTACCTTCGGTGATGGCGGCGGTGGCCACGGTCGGGATGTTCCAAAGCTTGGCCCCATCGGTCAGGTTGAGGTAGTTGCCGTTCGCATCCTTGGCGATGGTCAGCCTCCAGAAGTCAAGCGGGTTCAGAACGAAGGCGTCGGCTTGGAAGTTGGTGGTGGTGGTGATCTGCAGGGCCGCCTTGGACAGACGGTCGGCGTCGGACAGTTCATCCTGACCAATCGTCTGAATTCCACGGTTGAACAGGCCGGTCAGATTGTTTTCACTGCCATTGCCGGACAGCAGCTGCGTCTCCTCCTGCAGCTTCAGGTCATACTGCGCGGCATCGTTGATTTCGCCGATGACCCATGACAGATCATCCATCATGTCCTCGCTGATGCCGAAGAAGCTGGCCACCTTGCCGATCTTGTCCTGCTTCCAAACCGGGTCCTTCCAATGGACCTGCGGGGCTGCGCCGGTCTCCTCGACCATCTTGGCGTTGCCTTCCAGCTCATCGAAAACCGGATACTGCAGGACGGTGCCGGTGATGGCGCCGGTAGAGAACAGGTCGGCCACGACCAGCGGACGCTGATACGGGCGAGCAGGCTCGGTATCGGTCTGGGTCAGATACGGCTTGTAACCGTCAGACGGCGCACCCTCGACATTGGTGTCGGTGTTCGCCTTGCACTCGACCTCGTAACCATGAGCGATGGCGGACTTCACGTCAAAGCCCGCCGTCTGCATGGACTTGACGTAATATTCGCCGACGCTCTTGGCATGGATGGCATCGGAGCCACCGACATGCTGCACGCCAGACTTGGCATTGAGCTGTCCGATCTGCGTGAGCAGATCATCGGACTGCTTCATACCGTCCATCTGACGGTCGATGTCCTCGACCTCAGCCAGCGCGTTCTTCACAAATGCGATGGTGTCTCCATCCGCCTTGCCAGCGGCCAGCAGACCCTGCTTCTCTTCGAGCTGCTTGACAAGCGCGGCTCGCTTTTCCTTGAGAGATGCCATTACGGTCACTCCCCTTTCCGCCCGAATTGGGCAATCTTGATTGCGAGTTGCAACGCTTCCGCCTCGGAAAAACCGACCGGCTCCTCGGACTTGGCCCCTTCAGGCTCCTCGTTCTTGGCTGCACCGGCATCCGATGCCTTCGCATCGTCACTCTGGTCATTGTCATTGTTGTTGTCGGACTGAGTGGTGTTCTCAGCCACGAAATCCTTGAGCTTCTTCGCCTGACCTGTCAGGTCATCGGCTATCTGCGAGAGAATGTCTAGATTCTTCTGCGAGAGGGGGCGTCCGGTCTTCAACCGGCCCATCGCGTCCTTCACATCCACGATGCCGGTATCCTGATTCGCACCAATCGGAACGAAGGACGCCTCATACACCTTCAATTCGCGCAATTCGTTCGCCTTGGTGTCGTCATCAAGCTCAACCTCGCCCTCGTCCACCACGTCGTACGCGAAGGACAGTTGGCTCAGACGCTTTTCCTTGATCAGGCGGTAGACCTGCGCGGCCTTCGGAGAATCCATGTCGAAATGGCCTTTAATCCACCAGCCGTGATCGTCCTCGCCCATCGAATCGACGCCGCCGATATTGTAATCTGGGTCATCCATACGATGCCCATACAACACCGGCAGCGTGTTGCCGCTGTCCTGCCATGCCTTGATCGTCTTGTCGAACGCGCCGCTCGCCACCACGTCACCGTAACAGTCGGGTTCGCGGGTGAAAGTGGAAGGGTAGGCGATGAATTCGCCGTCCTTGAGCGCCGAGTCCTCGCCGTCTGCCTTGAATCGGCAATCGAAATCCTTAAAGTGCATCATGCACCTCCTTGAAATGCGTTCGCATGTCCTCCGTCTCCTGCAATGCCCTCACACCGGCATCGAACTGCCCCAAACCTGCCTTGATGGTCAGGTCGGCCTGCAGTTCGTTCTGCCATTTGAGCCATTTGATGTCATCGACGCCCATACCTGCGCCGAAACGTGATCTGACGCTCTTCTCCAAGCGGTCGCGCCAAGCATTGACGATTGCTGCCGTTTTCTCGCCGTCATCCGATTCAATGGCCGAACCGTCGGCTGGACGCGACGGGTCACCGCCATCCTGCGGGCTTGACTGGCCTCCCTTGGTGACATTGAGCGGCACAACCAGTTCGTCACCGCCATCGACGCGCGGCAGGTTCTGACTGGCGCGCGCCTCGTTCGGCGTAATCCACGGAGCTCCCACCGAAGTGCTCATCACACTGGCCTGCTCCTCGAAATCGCCGGAAAGCTTGCTGCGGATGTCGAATTCGATGTAATTCGCGTCCGGCGCACCGACCTTCGGAGCGAGAAAAGTGTTTATCCTGTCCTCGATCATGCGCATGGTCGGACCAAGCGTCTCGGAATACAGCATCTTGCGGAATTCCTTGGTATTCGAGAAATTCGCGTTATCAAGGATGCCGACCATTACAGGCGAGACGTGGTAGACGCTTGCGACGGTAGACAGCGAAAGCTTCGTGACCTCGCTGAATTCCTCCTCGCGAGCATTGAAGCCCAAACGCTTCAATTCCATGCCATCCTCAAGCAATGGCGTGGCACCGGCCTGCGCTCCCTTGTCGGTGAATTCCTTCCACCCGCGCATGAAACGCTCACGGTCGGCGTCATTCCATTCCGGCGCATCCTTCGGACGCACCAGCACGCTGCCGATACGGCCGCCGCGCTTCCACACCTGAGTGCGATACGACCATGCCTGAATCTGCTCGTTGATAATGTCCTTCAAGGCTCTCACGGGGGTAACGCCCTGCGTCGGGTCATCTGGATTCCACCCGTGGAACACAAGCATGTCATCGGCCGGCACATCATAGTATGACGTGCCCAAATTAGGATAAACGCGATAATAGGCCGGCTGGAACACACTGCCATCGCGCTTCGCCTGCACCCAGCATGGCGGAATCGGCTGAATCTGCCAGCTACCGAACCTGTCGGCATCACGATCAGGCGTCTGCATGACCACCCAGTAGGCGTTATCGTAAAGCGCCAAGTCAGCCACAAGCTGACGCATCAACTCATAGCCCGTCATCGTGCCGTTCGGCTGCTTCAGCAGATTTATCAGCACATCATCGGTCACACGCTGCCTGTCCGTGTCGCTGACACGCTCGAATTCCTTCAAGCCGACCTGAGCGACATTCCGCGCCAGAAAAGTAATCACGGTACGCAAATGCGGCTGCGTCTTGAAAAGCTCGGCCTCCGTCTGACCCTGAATCACGGCCATCTGGTCAGACAGATCAAAGGAAATGCTGTAGCGCGGCTGGAAAACGTTCCTCAAGGCGCTCCAAAGGCCCATAAGGCACCTCCAATCGCTTCAAAAAATCAAAGAATCATCAATCCATGTCCCGAATAGGCGGAAGCCTTCGCCGGTTCGGCATCCACAGCCTGCATGGTCTCCAACGCATATAATGCCTGCGATTCGGCCACTAGGCCGGAAATCTGCAATGCTGATTTCGTCCGGTCCCACACCTCGACCTCGCCGAGCCTTCGGGACACGGCCACACTCACCTGCTGTTCGATGGCGGGCTGCGGGAGATGCCGCAGCTTGCCCTCACGCACACGGTCCAGGAAACGACCGCAGCACGCGCCGAGGCGGAAGCCCTCGATGAGATGGACGTTCCAGCCTTTTTCGGTGAGCGGGTCGATGAAGTCCACGGCCGGACAGCCCTTCGACTGCACTGCTATCTCGCAGATGCCCGGCCAGCTCTCACGAAGCAGATCCAAAAAGTGCGGCACCCAGAGCATGCCGTCACGGCGAGCGATCAGCTCAACGTGCGGCAAACCGTCCGCACGCACTCCGGCAGCGGCCACATACGTGGTCTTACGGTCAGCGCTTGTGTCCACGGACAGGACGACACGACTATCGTCTGGGATCGTGGAACGCGAGTCGATGCCAGTGGCCCACATTTTCGGACTGATGAAAGGAATGATGTCAGCGGTCACCCACTGGCACAGGACTTCGGTGCGGAACGCGGCCTCGGTCATGCCATCAATGTCGGACCGAACCGACATGACGGTCATCGGCCCATAGCCGAGCGACGGATTCGCCTGCCGGATAGCGTCGGCATCATCCACCGGACACTTGTCAGGCGCAGACCATTCAAAATATCCGAAGCTCCCGTCCTGCTCGCCGGACAGGAACACGTCGGCCGGATTGCCACCGTCGGCGCTCAGACGAGTCCACTCGTCAACAAGCTTCCTGCCCTTGTCCACCTGCTTGCGAAGCGCGACGCTGCGATAGTCGCCAGCATTGGAAATGCCCCACAACTGGCTCGACCAGACGGCCTTCGTGGTCTGGCTGACAGCGTTCCAGCCATCGTCATTATGCTGTTCACGAAGCTCATCAAACACCACACGGGCAGCGCTCTTCGCTCGAATGTTCTTGTCCGCGCGGACGATATACCGGGCTTTCGAGCGGGTGATGATCGCTTCCTCGCCGTTCGTGTTCACGAATTTCTGCGTCATCGCGGCGAGATCGGGAATCACCAGATCCGCTTCCTCGTCGGTCGAAGGCTGAGGATTGCACCACTCCTTGACCTGATTGTACGGACCCTTCGCATTGTCCAACGTCTGCGCGGCACCGACCACGAGGAACTTCACCGGCGGCACCCTATCCGGATGCTTGTTGGAATCGACGAACAGCCACCACGCGGCCAAAACGCCCATCAGCGTGGTCTTGCCGTTCTGCCTGGCCACAAGCACAATCACCTTGCGGAAACGATACGAGCCATCCTCCAGCAGTTCGAGCGCATGGACGAGCAGCCACTGCTGCCACGGATACAAATGCACGTGCAGCATGATCTCCGCGAACGCGATCACCGCAAAACCATTGCTAGTGGTCTTATCCAGAGGCCTAAGCGGCGGAGTGAAGATTCTAGGAAGCGTCACACCATGCTTCTCATCATCAATGGCACCGAAAACACTCAAATCTTCCGACGCCATCAGACCCTCCAATCAGCCGAAACGCTTCATGAAATCCGCCATCTGCACAACCTTGTCGCTCTTCGGCGTCTCCTGCTTCGCCTCAGCCTTCGGCTTCGCAGGCCGACCAACCTTAGCGGGCTCCACCAACGCCAAACCAAGCGACTGGCAGTATTTCAAAAACGTCGGAACCGACACATTGTCCAATTTCCCGTTCTCGTCAATGAAACCCGTCTCGCAAATCGAATCAATCCGAGCGGCAAGGATACGCGCAGCAGCCACGACAGCCGCATTCTCGGCACGCAACGACTTCGCATTACGCAAAGACCTCTCCAACGCATCAGCCACGGACTCATGCGGAAAACGACGCTCGGAAACACCCTTCTTAACCGTCATAAAGCCTCCTTCGCGCGCGACCCATCAACAAAAAACACCATCGGGGAGAGGAAGACCGACCACGCGGGCAGTGGGTCGGTTCGGGGTGGTTTTCAGGATTTCACCGCCCCTACCCCGTTTGGGTCGGTTTCGAATGCTGTTTGGAATGCGTTGATTGCGTTTTTGAAGCGTTTGATGAGTTCGTTTGTGCTTGGTGGCATCAGCTTGGCGGTGGCACGCTCGGAGTCGATGACCTCGTAGCGGTATGTTCCGATGACGTACACTGGAATGTTGACCGTGAAGCTGCCGATTGGGAATGTCTTGTCATTAATTTCTGCGGTGAGCGTTAGGTTGATTGGCTGTTGCATTGCTGTCTCCTTGCTCATGCTGTCTTAATCCATTGCCTGCTTAGTGTTCCGATTGGTGCTGGCGGGTCACTGTTGCCTCTGAGTCGGTTGCAGCTGGTGTGGCTTGGTTTGAAGCCTGCCGGGTCGAATTGGAGTTCGGGGTGCTTCGAGACGGGATAGAGGTGATCCAGATTGAATGAGTCATCGCTCGTGTTCTTCGTCGCCTTGTAGTCGATTGGCATTCCGCAGAGCCAGCAGACTGCATGGCTCGCCTTGCATTGGGCGAAGAATGCGGCCTTGTCCTTCTCGAATTGGCGTGTGGCCCTGCGTGTCCGTCCGACCATGAATCGTCTACCTTTCGGCATGTTGCGTTCATTCGACTTGCAAAACTATAGATATTATGTTACTATAGTTATATCGGCCAATGAAAGGAGGTGAACATGAAATGGACGGACATCGTAAGCGCCATCAGCTCGGTGGTGAGCAACATCATCGCACTGGCGGCGCTGGTCATCTCGCTCAGAAGGCCACCTAGGCACGGCAGATGACAAGAGGGTTCCGAGCACTCCTATTGCCCGGAACCCTCCGGTTCCATCCTATTTCATGACCACTATGAAGACAAGCACCATATTCGCGGCATGCGGCATCATATGCGGCCTGACGTCGGCTACGCTCGGCTTCGCCGGAAAACCATGGCAGGCCGGACTGTTCGGACTCGCCGCGGGCATCTGGAGCATCGCCACACTCCTCATGGACAGAAGGGGCGGCAATGACGACTGAATATCTCGGCGTCAAGCAGGTCGCCGAACGCCTCGGCATCACCAGCGGCGGCCTGCTCAACCTCAAACTCCCCGAACCCGACGCGACCATAGGCCGCACTCGCGGCTGGCTCCCGGAGACGATAGACAAGTGGAACGCGCAGCGTCCCGGACGCGGCGTCGGCGGTGGAAGGCCAAGGAAGGAGCATCATGAAAATTAAAGGCGCTATGCCGACGACGGAGGGAATCGTTGTGCCGGAGAGTCTCGCCGACCGCATCGACGTTCGGTGCACCGCGAAGTTACGGGATTACGAAACTAAGGCGATCAACCTTGCCCTGACGGTCATGGCGCAGCAATTCGCCTACGAGAAACCCGTCATTCGCAATCGGGCGCTTCTGGCATTCATTCCCGGTTTCACCCTGTCGATGTCGCTCGACGGCGATGAATTGGGCATGACGAAATCAATGCTTGTGTTCCCGCTGCGTCAATGGCGTGAGATCGCCGATAATGATACGGACATCCCCTGCTTTGCGGTCATGGAGGAGATGTGTCATTGCTTTTACGGCATCGCGGACGAAACCGAGGTCAAGAAGAAGGTCGTGGGTATCGTCAGACGGTTCATCAAACAGTCGGTGACGTTTGAACAGGTGTTTCCTGGATGGGATTGCGAGACATCTTCACTTAGGTCTTCCACTGGCGATCATCGGCCCCGTAATTGATGGACAGCAGACGGAGCCAATGTCGCATCCACCTTCCACTCGCTTGGAAAGTAAAGGAGCATCCGTAGTGATTCCGGGGCTGAGTTCCTCTGCCATGTCGATGAGCATGTTCGCGAACCGGTCGCGAATCCATTGCTCGTCGATATCGATGTTGATGGGCTGTGCCATACGACGCTCCTTGTCGGACTGTGATGTGTTTGGTGGCTTGGGCGAGATTCGAATTCGCGAGAGAGTGTCGGTGTTTACTCCCTGTCGTGCTATCCCAGCATGACCGGTTAGGCCTCTACCGTACGCAAGCCGTGGCATGCGCGGTTGGCTTCGATCCAACGACCTGCGGTTTTGGAGACCGCTGCTCTACCTGCTGAGCTACGCGCATAGGTGGGTATGAGTAAAGCCCCTGAGATGTTTATCCCAGAGGCTTTCGCACTTATCCTGATACGGAGTATACCACGGGGTGGATTCACCCTACTCCTGTCTGTGTTTTGTTTTTTCAGGCGGCTTGGATGGTGAGGCGTCCGCCGAGGGCGTGGATTACCTTGGCGATGGTCTGGAAGCTGGGGTTTCCGTCCTTGCTGAGGCTTTTGTAGAGGCTTTCGCGCCCCACGCCCGCGTCCTTGGCGATCTGGGTCATGCCTCGAGCCTTGGCGACGTTGCCGAGTGCGGCCTGCATGAGTGCGGGGTCGTCGTATTCGGCTATGGCGTTGAGGTAGGCGATGATGTCCTGTTCGTTTTCGAGGTATTCGCTGGTGTCGTAGTCGGTGATTTCGGTGCTCATTGCTGCTCCTTGTAGTCGTCGAGTATGGCGTGGGCTTGTTTGATGTCGGTCTGCTGGGTGCTTTTGTCGCCGCCTGCGAGCAGCAGCATGAGCACGTTGCCGCGCGTGGTGAAGTAGACGCGGTATCCGGCTCCGATGTGGAACCGCATCTCGCTGACCGGGCCTCCCACGGGTTTGATGTCGCCGAACGGCCTGCCGGCGAGCTTGCAGGCGTCGAGCCGGGCTTGGATGGCGGCTTTCGCCTCGCGGTTCCTGAGTTTCTTGAACCACTTGCGGTATTCGGCGGTTTGCTTGATTTCCATACCCTTATTGTATCTCACAGGCTACACTATGTCAAGCCGGGCGGCCGCTGGAACCCATCGCCAACGCCAGAATCTCCCGTATGTTGAACTCCCAGTAGCCGTCATCGACCGGCTTGCTGCTGGGCAGCTTGCCGCGGTTGAGCCAGTTGCTGATCTGCTTGCGGCTGACCTCGTATCCGTAGTTGTCCTTGAGCCACTGGCTCATGCCCGCAGGGGTCTTGGTCAGGTGGATTGCCTCGGCCTTGTCTCGGCTCTGCTCGCGCAGCTCGACCACGTTGATTGGGTTGCCGCATTTGCATAGCAGCAGTGATTCGCCTTTCGCGGCCATGACCTCGCGTCCGCATTCGGGGCAGACGCCGATTATCCGGCGCGTGCGTGGCCTGCGGTCGATGAGCGGTTCGATGCGCTCGCAGGTGTGGATGAGCCATGTCAGCCAATGTCCCGAACGGCTGGCGCGGCATAGGTCGGGCAGTCGTCGTGGCGAGTCCCTGAGCAGGGTCTGCCATCTCGGACGGCTTTCCACGCCGGTTTCGTTCCACATGTCCTGCAAGCCGTCCTCGGTCTGGTCGAGCATGTCCTGCGCGTGGAGGTTGATGGGCGCGAGCGCCGCGCCTCCTTGCGGTTTGCCGCCAGCTCCGGGTTCTCCGAGCTTGTAGGCGTGACGGGACACCTGTTGCAGGAGCATCATGTCGCGGCGGAGCCGGTGGAGCGTTTTCGCGTAGACGCGGCGGCAGTCCCGGCAGAGCGTCCATGGTGCCTCGACCTGCTGGTTGCCGCAGTATTGGCATGGTTCGGTGGTGATGAACATTGTTTGAAACCCTCCACGTTCCGGCTATCATGGTGCTTGGTGAGCGTGCCCTCCATCTTTTCGGTGGAGGGTTTCGTTTTTTTTACGCTGAATTCAGTGTTTTTGCGCTGAATTCAAATCAATGGTTCGATGAATTCGGGCGTGAAATCATCCTTGTGGGGTGCGGGCGTTTCAGGATGGGCGATGATGTACAGCACCTCATCCAATGGCACGCCGAGCAGTTTCGCCGTGTATTCGGGCGTGGCCGCTTTGCTCCGATGCCATTTGAGTATTTCCTCGCGTTTGAGACTGCTTACGCTCATGATTCCTCCTTGAGCGTGGCGACATATTCGATGGCCTTGCGTTCACGCTTCGCGTACCTCTCGCACTTGCGTTTGAGACGTTTGAGGCTCATGGCGTACAGGAAGTCTCTGAAGTTGCCGTCTTCGCAGATTTTGGCTTGATAACGGCCGCAGGTGCCTTCCGCGCCGATATGCGCAACCAAATGGTCTGTAAGCTGAATCTCGTTCATGCGTTTTCCTTTCGATATGGGTTTGGCGTGTATTCGGGCGGTTCCTCGCCGGGCATGGGGTTCATGTTCTTGAGGGCTTGGATATATCCGTTCTCCCATGCCTGTTCGGCTATCTGCCGGTCGTGTTCGTCTATGGCGGGTTTGAAAGCCGCCAGCAACAGGTCTTCGCTGTACAACTCGCCTTGTTCCCAGACGGAATCGCAAGCCATGCGCAGCAGTTCCCTGAAATCCTCGGGAATATAGTCTGGATGAATTGTTTCGTCGTGTCCGCTCATTGTCCGCCTCCCATTTCCTTCTCTCGCGCCATGATCTCCACGTCGTCGGCGAGCATCCTCAGCACGCCGGCGAGCGTGCCATACGATTCGGCGGTCGGATACACCGTCTTGCTGACATACACGTCCCACCTGCCGGAACCTTGATGATTGTCGGCCTTGAGGATAATGAGCGGGTCGGCGTCGATGAAACGACCGTCCTTCATGCCCCGCACTTTGAGCATCAGACGTATCGAATCCGCCTGCTCGCTCGTGTTACCCAAAATATCCAGAGTGCTCATCGTCCACCTCGCAGTTCCTTCTCCTCGTTCGCGATTGATTGGAGGATGTCCTCCAGGTCGCCGAGCTCGTTCCGGCTCAACCGGATGCGGCGGATGCTGTCGCCATCATGAGTGGCCAGCACCCATGAGCGGGTGCCGTTTCGGCCGTCTCCGGGAATCCAGCTCAGGGTCACATGCCCGCAGGAGGCACCTGTGACCATGCCGCACCGTCGTTCGATCTCCACGTCCGTCGCCTTCATCGTCTGCCTCCCAGACTCTCGCGAATCCGCTCCACATCAGCATTCATCGTCTGCCTCCGTGACTTCCTCGCCGACTGGTAGGGTGCGATAGATTTTTGTGATTCGCCACGTGCCCGGCGTCTCGTGGATATGCTTCACAGCGGCCTCATAGGAATTGAAAGTGACGGTCGGATACAGCATCTCGATAGCCGAATCGACCAGATATTCTTCCTTGGTCTCCAACTTCATCGTCCGTCTTCCTGACTCATGTAGGTCAACGTGAAGCATTTATCACCGTTGCATATGCGGTTCCAAGCGGCGATATTGTATTGCAACTGATACGGGGCGGGCTTCCGTGAACAACCTCCCTCGAAGCCGAGCCCGCAGACAGTGCAGCGGAACATCACGATAAAGAACGTGTATTCAGGCAACCCCTGCACGCCGTCCCGCTCCCATTTCGCCTTGACCTTGCCCCCACAACGAGGACACGGGCTAATCCTGTGAAACCTCACCAGACTCACCTCCCTCAAGAGGCGCGTTCAAATCCACCTGTTCGATACGCGCACGCTCCTGTAAGATGTTCGCGTATGCCCCCATCGCGTACAATTGGCTTTCAAGGAGCTGGAAGGAGCACGCGGGCGTGAAGTCCAACGTGCCCTCCGCGTAGCCCTCAAGCATGTGCGCCAGCTTGCTGATACGCTCCTGCAATTCTCGATGTTCGCGGATCATCCGCTGCTTGTAATCACTCATTGGTTGTCTCCTTCGGTTTGGTTTTGTAGTCTCGGACGATGCACACGCATCAGTCCATCCTTTCGTCCAACCATTCGATGTCCTCCCAGATCGAGAGCATGACCTGATCGAGAGCGCCACTACTGCTCAATGCCCATACAGCGCCGTAGTTGGTGCGCTCCCGCACCGCCGTGACATAACCTTTGTCCGGGTAGACGTGGGATTCCGCAATCCAGTGGAACGGGAGCATCCCCTTGCGCAAAATCAAAGTAAAACGACTGTGCTCAACCTTGATGAAGCTCCTCATGTCGCTCATTCTTCCGCTGCCTTTCCTTGCATTGCCTTGACTGCGAGTCGCATGGCGTCGTAGTATTCGGCCCTCAACGCGCAGTCAGAATCCCATTGAGGGTAAGAGTCGGGCTTCAACGCCTCGTAGAACGCTTTCGCTCCGGCTACGATTTCCTCGTTCGTGGGCCGGCGCGTGGCTCCGGCGATAAAACCGGCCTCGTATTCCTTGCCCTTGGTCGTGCCACGTATTTCCTCGAGGGATAGACGGACAACTCGTTGGAGGACAGCCCACTTCGCCTCACTGCTGATGATGCTCACAGTCGACCTCGTTCCTGATTGCGAACAAGGCAATCATCCATAGACTGAGCAAGTTCCTCGTCGGTGATGTCGAACGCGGTGATCAGGTTGCCGACCGTCTGCAACACGTCGGCGAGCTCGCCGAGCATGGCTTGGCGGCGCTGGTCGCGCACGTAACCTATCCATCCGGCTTTCGCCTTGTCCCGGTCATCGCCGAGCTCGCCGCCCACGTTCACCCCGAAGCAGGCGAGGCAGTTCGCATGGTCATCGAACTCCCGGCCAATGCCGCTCGGGTCTGTCGGGTCGTTGGCTTTCAGGTATTGTTTCCCGGCCTCCACCATCTCCGCCGCCTCCTCAAGCGTCTTCAACAACAGCCACTTGTCGGGCGTGAGACGGCCGAAAGATTCAACCGAGGGCAATTTCACGATACGATTGCTCATGCCTCCACCGCCTTGGCCGGACGGAATGGGGCATGTTGAACCAGTTGGGAGACTAAGAAAATCTCCCGCTGGAATCCCCATTCGTCAGCGTCGTCATAGACAGGAACCGCTTGATGATCGCAAACTTGCCAGATCGCATCATCCTTGTCTAGCCACAACCCGTCATGGTTGGGCAGCTTCGGCTTCCGACGCAATGCGTAGGCGAAGCTTGAATTAAACATCCAATCGTGGAAGTCGGGAATCTCTGCCTGTACCATGACTGCAAGGGTGCAGTCTGTTTCGTCATCATCATCGACAGCGACAACGGAGAATCTATTGCCGTTCGTCGCGACGAAAATATCGCCCGTGCAAACATCGTGAATGTCATCGATACGCTCGTACTCGGGGTCATCCACCAATTCGATAGACTCGATGTCGGCTTTCGGGACGAACAGGTCATCGCCCATTCCTAGGGTGAGAACGTAAGCGCTCTTAATATCGCCGTTTTTGTCAGCTACGCCGGTTGCTACGTCCCCGTTCTTGAACGTGACCTTGATATGTAGTCCGGCCATCTCCTTGCAGGTCTTGCCTTCCCAGAATGGTTTCTCACTGCTCATTGTTTTTCTCCTTCTTTTCGTTGTTTTCGATTGCGTCCAGCAGATCGCATTCGGCGAGCATGAGATGCGCCTGGGCGCGGGTCATTGATTTCAACGTCTGCGCGCCGGCGCCGGCCATCCAGCCAAGAGAGCTCACCTTCGTCTCGAGCAGATGGGTCTGCGTCGCGAGTTCGCGCAATCGTCCAACAAGCAGTGCGGTCATCGGTTCTCCTTTCCCTATGCCGGCGAGCGCCGGCGTTGTTTCTTTTTTGGTTGTTGGTGTTTTATTGGTTTTCGTTGTGTGTGGGGCAGTAGAGGTGGCCTCGTTGGATGCCTTTGTTGCCTTCTTGCCAGCCGTGTTGGAGTGCGGTTTGGATGGCGGTGTTGGTGTCGTGGATGTTGAGCCATTCGTTGTCCATATCGGGGCCGGTGTAGTCGCCGTCTGCTGTGATGTCTCCGGTGTCCTGGTTTTCCCGGAATTCGAGGCTGTTGTTGCAGCCGATGGCGTCGCAGTGGATTTTCCAGACGTGTTCTTCGATGGTTTTGGTGATGATTCGTGTGGTGGAGTCTGTGTAGGTTTTGACGCTCATTGGTGTTCCTTTGCTCGTTTCCTCTGCTCGTAGCGGCGTTTCATTTCGCGGAATTCGTTGGGATGCTCCTGCTGCCATCGATGCTGGTAGGCGTTGATCCGCTTGCGGTATGCGGGATCGTGTTTGCGTCTCCATTTGAGCCAGCAGTTGATGCATAGACCGTCCATGCGGATATGCCGGCGAGCGCCGCTGATGTCGCAGATGATGCAATGTTTGTCGTCGGTTTCGTCTGCGGGTTGGAGGTGGTGGGGTTCGAGGTTCAACCGGCATCGGTGGATGTACTTGTCCAGGTTGTTCATGGTTTTGTTTTTCTTCTTCGGAGGTTTTCCTTGCATTGTTTGCAGAGGATCGCGGTGCCGGCGTGCGGCCTGCATTCCTTGCCGCAGTTGGTGCAGTGCAATGGGTGTTTGGTGGGTGTGGAGTATGGTCGTATCGACCCGGTTTTGGCTATCGATGTGAGCGCCCAATCCAATTGGTCGAGGTCATGGGTCTTGCATGCGTGGCATACCGCGCCCGCCGTCATGTTCGACAATCCCGTGCCGGCGAGTGATTCCCACAACGCCCAGACGGCCGTGTACAGGTCCTCGCCGCCCCTGAGCCTCGCGTAGAGCGGGCTGGCCAGTATCATCCGGGCCGCTTCCATGTGCGACCTGGCGTCCGCCTTCATGCGTTGGCGTTGCTTCTCGTTCGTCTGTTCGAACGTCATGCTTCCCCTCCCTTAGCCGGCGAGCGCCGGCTTGTTTCCGTGTCGGTTTGCTTGCGTGTGTTATCTGGGGTTGCCGTCCCTGTCGCAGAGCGTGTATCCGCCCTGGTTGTCGAGGAGCAGCCAGCCTCGGTGCGCGTCCCATACGGGGACGGTTTCGGGATGGTCTTCGCCCATGCTGACTATCCACCCGTATTCCATCGCCGTTTTGGGATGGTTGTGCACCCATCCGTGGCAGCCGGTGGTGCCGGAGCCGCATAAATGGATGAGGTTGGCTGGCGAATGCAGTCCGGGGAACGGGTGGCTTCTCATGTGTCGGTGGTGGAGGCTGTGGCCGCTCCAGATGTGGTCCAATTCGTTGCCGCATCGCAGGCACCGGTAGTGGTCTCGTCTGGCGGTCAGCCTGTGTGTTTCCCTTGTGGGGTTGGTGCGGCTCATTTGACGAGGTCCAGCCATTCGATGTATTCGCTGATGTCCGTGTCCAGGCAGTCCGTCACACGATGCGGTTTCGTCTGCGTGTAATGCTCGTACGGGTCTGCTCCCAACGCGGTTTGGGTCAACCGGATGGCGGTCATGTCCAACGCGCGGTAGGAGAGCAGCTTGTGGAAGCGTCCCCACTGGTCCTCGGCGAACAGGTAATGCTCCAGGAACGGCAGGTCGAAGCCCATCATGTTCGTGCCCGCCGGATGCAGCACATGCGTTTCCGCCATCGACTGGGTGAAATCGATGACGGCGAGCGCCACACGCGCCGTGGAGCATAGTTCGGGGCTTGCGTCGATGACCTCGTTGATGAGCCCGTTCGCCTCATGCATCCGATGCGCGTAGGCGAAACCCCGGTCAGTGGGCAGTACGCCGGGCTTGATTATCGACTCGTAACGCGCGTACTCGGTGTTCGCGTCCATGCTCGTGCACCTCAAGCCGATTTCCAGCATCAGGTCGTGGCGCGGATCCGTGCCGGTGGTCTCGATGTCCACCCACAAGAGGGCTTCGGTTTTCCTGGTCATGCGATTTCCTCCAAATCGTCCTTCATGAGTCCCAAGGCGGCGAGCGCTTCGGTTTCGGTTTTTCCTTGGTTGAGCAGTTCCGCCGCTTGCAATGCCAGCGGGTCGTTGTCCGGCGCGTCACGGTTCAGCAGGTTGAGCACGTGCGTGCACCCGTAGCTGTGCCGGTGGGGTTTCCGGGGTGGCGGCGTGGGATGGGCGAAGCCGCCTGCGAGCGCCGGCTCGGTTCGATTGGTGTTGCCGAGTCCGAGTTCGCGGCCGCGTCTCAGCCAGTTGCGGAACGCCGCCGCCGGGTCGGCCGGCAGATGGCCTCCGGCTATCGCATGGTCGCGGAACTTGGCGAGTTCGGCGTCCAGGTCGAGTCCGATTTCGTCGGCGAGCTGCCGGTGCGACTGGTCGGGGGTGAGGTTGGCGAGCGCTTGGAGTCGTGTGGTGTCGGGTTTTTCGGTTTTGCTGGCGCGCGTACTCTCTCTTGACGGTTCTATTGACGGTTCCTGTGACGGTTTGGGTGAAGTGGGTTTCACCCCT